ATCTTTGCCCTGAAGAAAAATAATTGACAAAATTACAATTTAGTGATATTCATAATATAAATATCATGGTATTAATTATAATAATTTAGGTATAATAAAATGAACGTTAAACAGTCTTGGGAAAGACACAATGTAGAGGTAAAAGATAATTCATCTAGAGCACTAGAAGTATTTTTTTACATTACTATTATCTTGTCTCCCTTTATTCTTATGCATCTACAATTCAGCCATTTCTAGGCTTTATAAATACATGTATGAACTGGTTATATGAAGGAAGTGAATTTGAGCCCCCTGAAGATTTTTCTCCAGAAGTAATGTATGGATTTATATATCGAATTACTAATACTGAGAATGATCGAAAATACATAGGCAAGAAATTCTTTTGGAAAAAGAAAACACTACCTATTACAAAATCCCGTAAAAGAAAGAAAAGATTACTAGTGGAATCCGATTGGCGTACATATTGTGGTTCTTCTAAACATCTTGTGGAAGATATAGCTGAAATAGGTGTAGAAAAATTCCACAGAGAAATACTTTATATTGGAACTATGAAGGGAGAACTAGCTTATATAGAAGCTAAGCTACAGTTTGAAAATGAAGTATTACTTAGAGATGATTATTATAATGGTATTATTAACATCCGATTAGGATCTAATTCCGTTAATATTTTAAAAAATTAAATAAATAGAAGTATGAATATAAATGAAGAAATACAGCAGCAGATTAATGACAGTTCTGTATTACTGTACATGAAAGGAACTCCCTCAGCACCGGAATGTGGATTCTCTCAAAAAGTAGTACAAGTATTAAACGCGTGTGGTGAACCCTACTCATTTGTTAATATACTGGAAAATCCTGAGATCAGAGAGACCTTACCGACGATATCCAATTGGCCCACCTTCCCACAATTATTTATTGGAGGTGAGTTAATCGGTGGAAGTGATATAGTACACGAGCTTCATACAGATGGTGATCAAATACAAAGATTGATTAATGAACAAAGAAGATAAAAAAACTCTCATGACATTGGGTGTCTTCTTATTAGGAATAGCCCTAGTGGTCATTGGTCTACTAATTCTAGCGAATACCCTATAAGCTAAAAAATTAAAAAAAAAGGTTTACTTTTGGATTAAAGTATGGTATAATAGACCTTATATGATATTAATAGATTACAGTCAAATTGCTTTAGCTAATATAATTGTAGGGAAAATGCAAGATGAGGATCTTATTCGACATATGATTCTTAATAGCATTCGTATGTACAATAGAAGATTCAGAGATGAATATGGCCAAATGGTGATATGTGCTGACGGAAGAGCATCTTGGAGATATAATTATTATCCTTATTACAAAGCTAATCGTAAGACCCGTCGTGGAAAAAGTGATTTAGACTGGCCTGAGGTTTTTCGAGTACTTAATATGGTACGAGATGAGATTAAGGAAAATCTTCCTTATAAAGCTCTACATATCGACAATTGTGAAGCAGATGATATAATAGGAGCCTTAGTATATAATACTCAGGAATTTGGTCAACACGAACCAGTTGTAATTATATCCTCAGATAAGGATTTTATTCAATTACAAAAATTTAGTAATGTCAAACAATTTAGTCCAATGCAAAAGAAATTTGTACCAATACAAGAAGAGAAAACATTTAATCCCCGTACATACTTATTTGAACATATATGTAGAGGAGACACAGGAGATGGTATACCAAATATCTTATCAGACGATAATTGTTTGGTTGAAAAAGACCTTAAACAATCTCCATTAAGACAAACTGTCATAGATTTCTATCTAGAAAATTATGATGTAGAAGGAATGAATATGCCAACAGAAACGTTTCGAAATTATCAAAGAAATAAAACACTTATTGATTTAAACGAGATTCCAGAGCATATATATAATAGTATAATAAAAGAATTTATCGAACAAAAACCGGCACATAGAATGAAGGTTTTAAATTATTTAATTAAGAAACGATGTACAAATTTGATTGAAGTAGCGGAGGAATTTTACAATGGCTAAACCAATGATTTCAGAGGTTCTCACGAAAGCCGGAGAACTTAAAACAAAAAAAGAGAAGATAGATTATCTTCGGGCTAACAACTCACTCCCTTTGAGAGCGATACTCAAAGGTGCTTTCGACAGTTCTGTCGAATTTAATCTCCCAAAAGGAGAACCCCCATATAGAAAAGATGACGCCCCAAAAGGGTTCGAACCATCTAATTTGTATAGGGTTCAAAGACGATTTAAATATTTTGCTAAAGGCGGTATCGGAGAAGGAATGAAGACCGTTAAACGCGAAAAAATGTTTATTGATTGTTTAGAATCATTACATCCAGATGAAGCACAAGTCTTACTCGATATGAAAAATCAAAACCTAGGAGGAAAATATAGTGGTATTACATCAAAACTAATATCCGAAATATGGCCTACTCTCCTAGTTAAGCCATTAGTGGCAAAAAGGGCTTCGACTCCAAGTGAAAAGGGGAAGAAGAAAAAAGTAAAATAACCCATAAAGGAGGCAATCCTAGTACAGTTGATTATGAGAAATTTTCTATTAACATCTGACAAAGGAGGACACCAAATTAGGAATTGACCCACTCTCGGGTGGGTCGGTTCCACTTTAACAATATTATGCCAAGATATGATTTTAAAAATATGAAAACAGGTGAAGTGAAAGAATATTCAATGAGCTGGAAAGATATAGACCAGTTTAAAAAAGATAATCCCAACCTAAAACAACAAATCCTAGCATCTAATTTTATTACTAGGAGAGATGGTGATGTGCTGAAAAAAGCTGGAGATGGATGGAATGAAGTTTTACAAAAAGTTGGTGAACATCATCCAAATAGTAAAGTAGCTAGAACTAATGTTCGTAGAACAGCGAAACAAGTAGCAGTAGATAATATAGCCAAGAAACATGGACTTTCAAAAGAAAAATAAATCCCCTACATTCTTTCCTCATGAAGAAGTAGAGATAAAGAATAATGATCTCAAACAGATTAATAGAAAATCTGGTAGAGTTTATATGGATGAAGAAGGTAATGAATATCCTTCTATTACTTCTGTTCTATCTATTTTAAGTAAAGAAGGGATAATGAAATGGCGCGAGCGCGTAGGCGAAGAAGAAGCTAACAGAATTAGTGGCCAAGCAATTGCAAAAGGAAACGAAGTACATAATCTATTAGAAATGTATGTTGGTAATGAATTACAAAGAGGGTTGCTTCAAGAAGCACCAATGCCTTATATTATGGAAATCTTTAATTCAATACAACCTATTATAGATCAAAATTTAAGTAAGGTATATGCCACTGAACAACGATTACACTCTAAGCACTTAAAGGTAGCTGGCACTGTAGATTGTGTTGGGGTTTGGAATGGAAAGAATAGTATTATTGATTGGAAAACATCAAACAAATGGAAAAAGAAAGAATGGGTATCTAACTACTTTATGCAGTGTGCAGGATATTCAATCATGTGGGAAGAATTAACTAAAATGCCTATAACTCAATTAGTTGTATGCATTGCAGGTGATCAAGGACCTCAGATCTTTATTGAACATAGAGATAACTGGGATAAAGAATTAATTGAAACAATTGATAAATATAAACGGAGAAAAGAATGAGAGAGATGATAATAGCTGCTTTAAAAGCACACTACCACGGTGAGATCGCAAAAGTAAAAGCGAACGTGGAAATATTTCTTGTGGCTCATGCCGGTGTTGGTGAACATCCAGATGTACTAGAAACCATTGATAAACTCATTGGTGAAATTGCAGAATATGATGATAAACTAATGGCATTAGATGAGCATTTTAACACAAGTGCACCAAGAATATAGATTTTAAATCTCTTGTCCATATAAATAGAAATATGAACAAGAAAATAATAAAACTTATCTTAGAAGCTGCAGCAGGAAAGGGATTGACTATATTTGACATTGATGAAACTTTATTTCACTCTAAGGCTAGAGTACAAGTAAAGAAAGATGGCAAGGTTATAAAAGATCTAGATAATGTTGAATTTAATACATGGACATTGAAGAAAGGAGAAACGTTTGACTTTGGTCAATTTAGATCTGCCAAAATTTTTAATCAGACTTCAACACCTATAGGAAAAATGATTGCTAAAGCAAAAGCCATTATTAAAAATGCTACAAAGGCTGGATCTAAAGTTATTGTGGTAACAGCTAGAGCTGATATGGATGATAAAAAATTATTCCTTGATACTTTTAAAGCTCAAGGAATTGATATGAAAAATGTCTATATTGAGAGAGCTGGAAATATGGGCTCAGGTAGTTCATATAAAGATAAACAGATAGTATTTAAGAAATATTTAGAAACAGGAAAATATAAAAGAATAAGATTATTTGACGATGCAGTTACAAATTTATATGCTCTTCTATCATTACGGGATGATTATCCAAATGTAACGTTTGAAGCATATAGAGTAAAAAAGGACGGTTCAATCAAAACAATAAGATAATGTGGAATTGGTTTATAGGAATTATGGTTATATTTGCAGGTTTATTCCAACTTGGTTTCATATTATACGGATAAAATTATGCCAACAAAACTAAGACCAAGCGCGAAAAGATGGATTAAAAATCCTGATACAGGACGAACAACAAACAAATGGGAAGCTGAACACTTCTATGTTAAATGCACATCCCAAAAAATCTTATTTGAAGAATTAAATAATCACAATATTAAACCCAAAGTAAAACAAAAAATCAGAAATGAATTGGCGAGACGCGGGGTAAAAATTATTAAACAACCTATAATTATGGAGGAAACATGAAAAGAAATTATTGGTATACAGGACTAAGTAAATGGTTTATGAAAAACATTATCGGTCCAACAGGATCGGGTGTAAGAGCTCGAGACGAAAAGGGTCATTATAAAAAAGATGACAAAAAAACTAAAGATGTGAATGAAGCTTATGAAGATGGGAAAACCCCAGCTGATAGGAACAAAAGAGCACGAGGGCCAAAAGGGAAATATAAGGCTGACGATAAAGCTACGAAACGTAAAAACGAAGCTTATAAAGGCGGTCGCAAACCTAAGAGTAAGAAACCTAAGAAGCGTGGACGACCTAAAGGTTCTAAGAACAAGAAGTAAATGGCTTTCTATAGATCTTTATCATCAAGAACTTGGGAAGGTTCAAAGAAATGTTCTTCACAAGGTCAAGGTGGACGTGGAAGAAGAATTAAAATTTCTTTATCAACAATGAATAAACAGAAAAAACGGTCACATAAAAAATATCGTGGCCAAGGAAGATGATGGAAAAAATAATGGCATATGTGATAGGAATTATATTAGCATTTGTTCTTGGGGGTATGCTTTTTATGGCTATTAAATTCCCAAATCCATATCCTGGTTATTTAGAAACACCACCAGTTTATTCACCTTATCATTCGCCTTATCCGGCTTAAATTATAGAGAAAATTATGAAAAAAATTATGGAGACACAAAATGATTGAAGAATTAAGTTATTCGTTAAATACTTTTTACTTTTTAGTTACTGGACTGTTAGTAATGTGGATGGCCGCTGGCTTTACCATGTTAGAAGCAGGTTCAGTTAGATCTAAAAATGTAAATGAAATATTAATTAAAAATATATCGCTATATAGCGTAGCATCTATCACCTATCTAATAGGTGGTTATATGTTAATGTATGGTTGGAATCCACCAGATGGTCATGCCTTAATGGCAGATTTCTTCTTTCAGGTAGTATTTGTAGCAACAGCAATGTCTGTTATATCAGGTGCAGTAGCCGAAAGAAAGAAATTATGGTCATTCTTAGGATTTGCAGCAATCTTTACAGGGATTATATATCCACTACAAGGTTCTTGGAGTTGGGGTGGAGGCTGGTTAAATGAATTAGGCTTTGTCGACTTCGCAGGATCAGGTATTGTTCATATGGCAGGTGCATCAGCAGCTTTAGCAGCAGTACTATTAATCGGTCCAAGGACAGGTAAATATGCAAAAGATGGAACACCTAAACCTATTCCTGGTTCAAACTCAGCTCAAGTAACACTAGGAACACTTATCCTTTGGATGGGTTGGTTTGGTTTTAATGGTGGTTCACAATTAGCAATAGATGGATTTGAAAATGCTGATGCAGTAGCAAAGATTTTTGTTAATACAAATACAGCAGCTGCAGCAGGATTATTAAGTGCAATGATATTATCCAAATTGTGGTTAGGAAGAACAGCTCTTAATGCAGTTTGTAATGGTGCTTTAGCAGGATTAGTAGTTATAACTGCGGATCCTTTAACACCTTCACCTTATATAGCTATACTATATGGAGCATTAGGTGGTTTATTAGTACCACTCTCTATGAGTTATTTAGAAAAATGGGGCATAGATGATCCAGTAGGAGCTATAAGCGTGCACGGGAGCGCGGGCGTATTAGGTTTAATGTTAGTACCTATCTTAAATCCAGACGCTACATTTATTAATCAAGCAATAGGCGCAGTAACAATATTCACTTTTGTATTCGGTTCATCTTATATAATATGGTATACATTTAAGAAAACAATTGGTGTTAGAGTATCAATGGAAGAAGAAATTGGTGGATCAGATATGTGGGAAACAGGAACTAAAGCTTATCCTGAATTCATGAAAGGTCATGGTGAAGAAAAATGAAAGATCTATGGAATAGAATAATACACAAGAAATTTCACATTGGCTGGGTATTTGGATTTTTAATTACATGTATAATCTTGTGTGCATACGCACTATCTAAATTAATATGAAAAAAAAGAAAGAAGCTTATCCTAAGTATTTATTTAAGCCAGGAGAAAAATGGACTCATGTAGATAAGTTTGGTAATATCTGGTATGAAGAGATAAAAATAAAATGAAATGGTTAATATGTATTATTATATTATTCTCTCCTATAGTTAATAGTGCTACAGGTCAAGCTGACTTGGGTGGTAAACTTGATGATGGTGATTTATACATACTAGCGAGTGTAGACCATTCTTGGGAAACTTCAAACTTTGAAAGAGATATTAAATTCAATTATCGTTATCAAGATAAAAATGATGTTACAAATACGAATAAAGGTTTAATTGAATTTAAACAAAGATACGAACTCAAACCAAAACAGTATATTTTTAGTCTGACCAGATATGATTATAATGAATTCAGAACTATTGATTCTAGATTACAAAGTAATGTGGGTTGGGGATATAAACTTATAAGAAGTGAAAAGATTAAAATGAGTAATGAGATAGCCACAGGCCTGTTGTATACAGATATAGGAACTGAACTTATTTTTAGAAATAGTCTTATGTTCTTTTATGAAATAGCGCCGAAGTTGAGTTTTACAAATAAATTCTTATATGAAGCTGCAGATATACCATTGATTAGAAATGAAACAGAATTTAGTTACTTATTAACAGATAAAATAAAGATAGCTCTTAAAAACATCTATACAGAAGATCCACGCAGTGATAATATATTATCTTTTAATTTAGGATATGTCTGGTGAAAAAAGTTAAAACCCGTTATCATAAACAGTTATTTACCAATGATAGTCCTTATGGACATAAAATTCAGCGGGATAAAACTAAGGAATTACTTCGAAAACGTAAGTATAAAGTTATAAATATAGAAGAGGAAGAATAATATGTCAAACGATCTATTAAAATTTGATTTTGGATTTACCGCAGTAGATGAAAGTGAATTAGACGCGGTAAAGGAAGTAAAAGCTAGTGCTTCTAGTTCTAGCGCAGAGAATAAAGAACTTCAGGATAAAGTCAATAATTTATATAATGCTATATTACCTTTATTAACTAACTTGAAAAAGAATCCTGAAAAGGAATATATTCTTTGGCCAAATAGAACAGAAAAAATTGAACAGTTTGAGGAACACATTTCTAAAATTATAAAATGAACATAGGTACATTAAGAGAACAATTAACAATAGATGAAGGTAAAGTCAAAGAAGTTTACCTAGATCATCTTGGTTACGCCACCGTGGGAATCGGACATCTAATACTAGAATCGGATGCAGAATACGAGAGTGCAGTAGGAACACCCATCTCAGAAGAAAGATGTATAGAACTTTTTGCATCAGACGTCGAGAGCGTAATAAAAGATTGTCGCATACTACATCAAGCTTGGGATGGTTATCCCGAAGAAGCGAAACAAGTCATAGCCAATATGATGTTTAATATGGGTCGAACTCGACTCACTCAGTTTAAAAAACACAATATGGCTCTCGAAAGCAGTGACTGGAAGAAAGCTGCTGTCGAAGGAAGGGATTCCCGTTGGTATAAACAAGTAACTAATCGGGCAGAAAGATTGATGTCTAGATTAGAAAACATATAAATAATTATTTCGGAGAAATAAAATGGCACAAACAATTAAACTATTAGGATCAGAAGCTGCTATAGCTTCAGCATCTAACGTAGGCTTTGCTAAATTAGTTAGAGTATTGAACAATAAAACTTCAGTGCAAGTTATAACTCACAAGAATGCAGGTGGAACTACACTTGCCACTGTGACTTTAGCAGCTGCTGAAGTGGCTTATATTCAAAAAGCACCTAGTGATACACTTACTGGAGCTTCTACATCGCTAGCAGTTAGTGTAGCATTCTCAAATTAAGAGAGTGCAATGGCTTATTCAAAACAAGTAGTAGAACGTTTCCAAGAAACGTTAAACAATCCGTTGGCACACGGAGTAGGTCGCTTTGACCCGAAAGATCCAAATGTAGCTACAGGTATGGTCGGTGCACCATCTTGTGGTGATGTTATGAAACTAGATTTAAAACTAGATGATCAAGATAAAATCATTGATGTGAAATTCAAAACGTATGGCTGTGGTTCAGCTATAGCGTCATCTTCATTATTCGTTGAAATGCTCACAGGGCGAACAATCGATGAAGCCAAACAAATAAAAGATAAAGATATAGCAGAAGCCTTAGAACTTCCGCCTATAAAACTTCATTGTTCTGTTCTAGCAGAAGAAGCAATAGTAAAAGCTATTGCGGACTGGGATATGAAGAAGAATGCTAGAACTCACTGACCAAGCTATTCAGCAATTCTTAAAAAGAACTAAATCCGAAGGAAATGATACTCTCCGCGTTGGTATAACCGGCGGAGGTTGTGGTGGATATGAATATGTTATCGACTATGCAGATTCTGTTCATGAAGATGATCATATACTTGACTTTGGAAAATTTATTATAGTTATAGATCCAATGTCAATTCCATATTTAACTGGTTCAACCCTAGACTACGTCACAGAAGGACTCAACTCACAATTTAAATTCGCAAACCCTAATGTCAAGATGGCATGTGGATGCGGTATCTCCGTTGTGTTTGAAGAGATTTCACCTAATAGTTAATTCTAACTAACCCAAATTTATAAATAGATATATATCTAAATAATTTTTATTCTGTACAACTTGCAACTGATACTTAAACTTTTACTCTGGGATAAAGAATAAATGAAAAAACTACTAATTTTAGTTGGAGCTCTAGTGGCTCTACAATCCACACCTATATTTGCCGATCAAACAGGCGATTGTACTGCTGGCTCGGAATTCTGTGAAGATAATAATCAAACTACTACTTCGACCGGTACCAACACCAACACTAACACGAATACCAACACGAATACTTCGACCAACACGAATACGAATACGAATACTAGTACTTCTACGGCCACGAATACCAATAATAATACTTCGGCTAACACGAATACTAATACGAATACTTCGACCAATACGAACACAAATGCCAATACGAATGTTAATACGAACACTAATGCTAATACCAACACTAATAGTAACACAAATGTTAATACCAATGCTAATACGAATGTGAACACAAATAGCAACACGAACACTAATGCTAATACCAACACGAATAATAACACTTCAACAGCGACCAATACTAATGCGAATACGAATACGAATAATACAACTGTAAGTGGAACTAATACCAACACGAATAATAACACAAATTCTAGTACTAGTTCCAACACAAATGTGAACACCAACAATAACAATAACGTTACTTCTGGTGGTTTAAATAACACAAGTTCTAATACTAATGTGAATACTTCGAATAATACAAATACGAATACTTCGACATCGGATAATACCAACACGAATAATAATACAAACACAAATAATTCAACGGTAAATTCTACATCAAATAATAATAACACAAATACTAATACTTCAACTGTTGATCAAAATGTAGAAAGTAATTCAACTTCAAATAATACAAACACGAATAATAACACTAATAATTCTACATCAAACAATACTAATAGTAATAGTAATACTAATGTGAATGAAAGTACTTCTACATCTGATTCTAATGTGACAACAAATAATAAAAATGAAAACACTAATACTAATAAGAATGAAAACATTAACAAAACTGATCAGACAATCAAACAAGAGATTACAACAAAAGCTCCTCCTGCTAGTGCAATTGCACCTAGTATAGGAAGTTCTTATTCACAGGATCTTTGTACCACAGGTATAAGTGGAGCATTTCAAGGTCAAATATTTGGTCTCTCAGGTGGTAAATCTGTAAGAGATATGAATTGTGAACGTATTAAACTTTCAAAAACTGTATATGATATGGGTATGAAAGTTGCTGCAGTATCTTTAATGTGTCAAGATGATAGAGTATTCCAAGCTATGGAAATGGCTGGAACACCTTGTCCATATTATGGTAAGATTGGTGATGAAGCTTCTGAAGCTTGGGGTAATAATGCTGAAGAAAGACCTGACTATAAAGACAATAAGAAAAAGATTAAAGCACAAAAAGAAAGGGTTGAAGATAAAAAAGACCAACCGCGAAGAAAATTCATGAGTGAATGTAAAGGATCTAGACACACAGCAGAATCTGCTGCGAAATTGGATACGCGAGAAGGCGTAAAAAAATCATCTTCGACATGTAGAGCAGAATGGAAAGAATCAAACAGTTAATATTAGCTAGCTTTTTATTATTTGTTAGCTTAGGAGTTAGTGCCGATAACAATACAAGCTGTTCGAACAGTCAAAATTGTTACAATAGTGGAGTCTATATTTATGATGATGGCGCAGATTTAATAGACCTTTATAACATGAGTGGCACTACTAACTTGGGCGTTGGTGATGATAATTGGTCATATGAAGTAGTTCTTGGCATGGAATGGAATCGTTGGGGTCAAACTTGGTCTCACGCTAGAATGTCTACCAACGGTTGTGTAAACCTTACGAGTGGATCAGCAGGTGGCACTTCCGCTAACTGTCAAGACTATACACCACAATCCTTACCTTATAGAGATTATACCTTATATCCCTTTTGGACTGACTTAATCAGAAAAAGTAGTTCCAAGATGTTATTTAAAGACTTTGGTAGTTATGCTGTCTTTGGTTGGTATTACTTAAAGGAATATAATAGAAGTTCAAATAATAGTTTTGAAGCAATACTATATGACAATAATTCTTTTGAATACAGATACAGAGAATTAGACATTGAAAATCATGATGTGCTTATAGGTGAACAAGGAAAACACTCTACTACTCCAGCAGATACAAAAACATACTTATATTATAATGATGGTCAAAGTGGTTACAATACATTAGATGCTTACTTAGCAAACTCAGGATGGCCTGATCTAGAAAATGGTGGTTCACTATATGGTGGAACAGAAGCTCAAATGTGTGAGATATCTCCTTTATATGCTACTACATGCTCAGGATATGCAGCAGCTTACTTATCTCAACAATGTGCTTTAGATACTTTATACAACTCAGCGTGTACAGGATACGCAGCGGCTTATCTAACTCAGCAATGTAATTTAAATACTTTATATAATTCAGCATGTACAGGATATGCTGCAGCTTATTTGGTTCAACAGTGTGGTTTAAACACTTTATATGACGAAGAATGTACAGGTTATGCAGTAGCTTACTTTATATACGAATGTGATATAGATGTCTTTTATTCTACTTCGTGCGCGGGATACGCGAGCGCGCTAGCGCAAGAGGAAGCATTATATGCTGCAATCTATGGAACTGATGAGGATATGTATGGTTATGATGAATATGGATATGATGAATATGGATATGATGATAATGGTAATGGTTGGACAGAAGAAGATATGTGGTATGATGAGGAATTTGATGAATACTTAGATCCAAATGATCCTTGTTATGAGAATAGATGTGAAAACTTTACAGATGCTGATTGGTATGCATTAGATATAGAACAATTTGGCCAGGAACAAGTAGATGAGTGGTACGGACAAGAGGTAGAATTTTCAGAAGAAGGTTATATAGACTATGGCACATCAACAGAAGAAGAATACTGGACTGAAATTGATCAAGGAATGGACACTTATGATCAAGAACAAGAAGCAATATGGGAAGCAGAAGAATTAGCATGGCAATTAGAAGAAGAACAACGTTGGCTTGAAGAAGAAGCAATGTATGCTGCAGAAGAAGCTGCATGGATAGAAGAAGAAGCATTTTATGCAACATTAGAAACAGATTCCGATTGGTATGAATATGAAGTAGAAGAATTTGGACAAGAACAAGTAGACGAATGGTGGGGCGAAGATGTATCTTTTAATGAAGAAGGATTTGCAGATTTTGAAGAAATATATTATGAAGAAGAACTATATGCATTGAACACAGAAGAAAATATTTATATTCTAGAAGAAGAGATAGGTATAGAAATATTTACTGAAGAAGAATGGGAACCAACCGAAGAGAATGAAATATATGAAGAGGTTTTAGAAGATTTTGAAAGAGATATTTTAGAAGAACACGAAGAAGAGATATATTTAGAATTTGATGAGGAGTATACTCAAGAGGAGATCTTTATTGAAGAAGATGAAGCATATGAAGATTTAATAGGTGAAGAAGAATTACAAGAACTCATTAATGAAGAGGAGAGAGAAGAATTTTTTGAAGAAGAAAGAGACGAATTTTTTAGTGATGAAGAAGATGCAATACAAGAAGAAGAAGAGGAAGAGAGACAAGTCTTTACAGTAATGGTTGCTCAACAGGAAGAACAAAAACAAGAACAAACAATACAACAGGCAGTATCACAAGATTCAGCTCCTTCTGCAACACAAGCTGCTGTAGCAGAGATCGATTTTGGTGGAACACAAGAAGAACAAGCAACGGTTGCTGAGGTAGTTCAGGAACAATTAGATGATGGTTCTTCTGGCGGTGGAAGTTCTGCCTTTGATAGTAATAGTTCCTCTTCTGGTAGTACTAGTTTAGGTGGAGGATATGTAGCTAGCTCTTCTCAACAAGAACAAGTCACACAGGCTACTGGTAATACATTTGTAGTAGAACAACAACAATTATCTACTGGTCAATTAGAACAACAAATACAGGTAACAGAGGTAATAGATTCTGGTCCAGTATTATCTGCATTCGAAGTTGCAGAACAACAACAAGAAGAAGCAACAGAACAACAACAATTTACATTTGATGATGGATCTAGTTTTAATGGAGTAGCTCAAAACTTTGAGGATTCATTTGATGATGCTTTAGGCTCTGGTCAAAGTATTGGTCAATTCTTATCAAATCAAGCACCAAGTTTTGCAAAGTTTGATATTGCTCCACCTACCATGAGTGAACAACAAGTTTCAGAAGCAGTTGTATCTTTGGCAGATAGACAAGGCGCAACAGTAGCTGCAGCTAACTTACAATCACAAATATCAAATATACAACAAAGTGGTGGTTTTGATTCAGATCAAACTGCAACAGTTGCTTTCTTAGGATATAAAGCTGGCTTCTCAGATTATACTGGCAAAGAACAATTATTAGATAGAGATGAGTGGTATGTATCTAAAATTATGTATAAAGATAAAAAGATAGATGATAACAAACTTAGTTTTTATATGATGGCTGGGAAAACCCAAGCGAAACTACAAAAAATGATAGATAGCCAATACAACAGAAAATAAAAGGGAGAATAAAATGGCAGAAATAGAATATGCAGGAATAAAGGTAGGCGGGGGCAAATGGCTCGTAATCTTACCCTTAATAGGTACTTTAGTTGGAGGTCTCTGGGGAGGCTTTGAACTATATAATAGGCTTTTGTTAGCAGAAGCAAAACTTGCAAAAATAAATCCTATTACAATAATAGCAGAAGTAGAAAAATTACAAGGCATAACTGATGTAATAAGAGAGGAGTTAGCAACAGATATAAGAGTAGCTAGTAAATTAGCTCGAGATGTTGAATCTTCTACTGCTGAAACACAAAGACAAATCCGAACTGATGTTTATGATATGGAACGAGAAATGCAGAAGCGTTTTCGTGAAATGGAAGGTGATATTAGGGATAACAAAAAAGATTTAGAAGATAAGATTGAAACTATCTTAGAAAATCCATTAAATGATGTTGAATAAGATACCCATATGGGTAATAAGTATATTGATCTATGGAATAGGTGGGGCAGCTATTCTTGCATTGTTGTTTTGGACATGATAATAATGAATGAGGTAAATGAAATGAGAAATTATATTTTCGCTATCTGGGAATTCTGTAAAGAATATCCTGGTTGGGCCGCTGCATTTTTCTTTTGCGGTTGGTTACTTGGCGCAACAATAAAAAACTCGATGATTATTATATGAGCATACACACGCTTATAGGATGCTAGTCGCCAAAAACAACCAATCCACCCCCTAAAACACCAATTCTGAGCTCCGTAGGGCGCGCCTAAGCACGTTCGCGCGGGGGGTCCTTTATGTTAGTATGGGGGCCTTTTTTGGGCCTCCCCTATCATAGTATATAACCTTAGGTTATAACATTACCAAATCTTTTCATCAATTAATTGAAAATAAATGCAAAAAAAGGTTTACAAATGGTCAAAAGTATGGTATAATGGTCATATAAATTAAAAAAATCAATAAGGAGTTATATGAATTTAATCAAAGCAATCAGGGAAATTGACAATTCTGTCGATCTTAACCTAATTATCAGGGCTGTAAAAGCTCAACAAAAATACATCCGAGCATCGGAAGCTGCAACAAAAAGAGCAATCTTCAATATTGGAGATGCAGTCAACGTTGCTTCTAAAACAGGGCTTAGACCTGGCGTGATCACGAAAGTTAACAGAGTTAGATGTGATGTTACAATCGCTGGTACAAACTACTCTGTCCCTATGTCAATCATGGAACAAGCATCATGATACTAGCAATCGAAACCCAATATCGTGAAAACTACGGTGCTCACGATTGGGACGGTGAAGGCGAATGCCCTCAATACTGGAAATCCAAAGGTGGTTCAACCTACCTCGTAACCGGTGATGCTCTTGGCCACAAAAATGTGATCAACGAGCTTACCAATCTTATTAATTACAAAAACGAAGGTTCGGAAGAATTCGTTATCGCGGTTCATCTTGAAGAAGATGAATATTGCTCTGACTTTGAGAAATCTCAAAAAGAAGAAGCTTATGATGGTATCTATTATGATACTCGCATCACACGTCGCAAAGATGGAACTTATCTTGCCACAGAGCAATTTAAAGGCCCTCGTGGAGATTATTCCAAAATCTGGGATATGGCACCTGGCGGTGAACGGGAAAATTATTCCTACACCGAGGTTTTACATAATGAGGTACACGCAATATGATGTTTGAAATTATAGGTCAGGTTAGAAACCGAGATCTAGTTGAACAATACACAGCAAATATAATCAATAAATTTCGTCTAGATAGACGTAAGCATGGAATGATAACTATAAGATTTAGGAAAAGAATGCCTAAAGATTATGGAGATTCCCTGGGATCCTGTGAGGGAGATCGAAAAAATGCTTTGATTGATATTGCTCAAAAGCAAACATTCTACGAACAAATGTTAACACTAGCACATGAGATGGTTCACGCAAAACAATTTATGAGAGGAGAATATCCCTCTGAAATGGAAGCTAAAAACAGTGAATATGATCTATTTGGTAGGTGTTATCCATGGAAAAAGGTGAAATAAATGAAACTATTTTCAATTATTTTCAAAAAAGGGGTTTACAAACACCCAAAAGTATGGTATAATGACCATATAGATACAAAATTCAATAAGGAGTTAATATGAATAGAATCGAAATGATAAAGAAAGCCGCGATGAAAGTCCAGGCTGGAAAACTTGGGCTCTCGCTCGAGCAGTACGAAGGAAAATTAATCTGCGATAGATTAGATGCTAGAAAACTAGCGGCTAAAGCAGCTGAAAAACTTCGTAAAAAAGAAGAACGCAAAATCAAAAAAGACCTAACAGGTCAAGTTAAAAAAGCAGGACACCTAAGTAAAGGTGGTCTTGATTTTAACTCACCAGAGAATATGTATTATTCTGATAAAGAAAATGCAAGATTTTTAGAATCTAGTTCTATAATGGATGCTTACAATGCGAATAAATCCGCAGATGGAGATTACTAAATGTTTATAGCTAGTTTTAACACAAAAGGAATATCTGATTGCCCATACGGTGTCGGTATTACCTTTAAAGATTTTCTAATCGCAATGATTAGCACAAAGGTTTTTATTAAGAATATTTCAAAACGTCTTAATAAAGATTTTACAAAAGATAGTTTTGAAGGAGTAAATTATTATGGAAAAAAATGAAATAACATTTGAACCTTGTGATACGGGGTCCGCTGGTGGATCTCTCCAAAGTTCAATAACTGCATCTTTCTATGACCTAGAACAGATGTTTGGTACACCTGCCTTTGAAGGCAAAGGTGATAAAATTACTACGGAATTCGTAGTTGATTTTAAATATTATGATGCTTGGGGTGACCTTGAAATGGGAACCTTCAGTCTTTATGACTGGCATTATGCAAGAAACTTTGGCGATGATTCTGAACAAATCACATGGAATGTTGGAGGACCTTATTATACATCTGGTCTTGCTGCTGATTTCGCGATGAAGATTTTTAACGAAACAGATGTTAGGTATGGAGATGATGAAGCTTGTTTAGTTGATACTGTCTTTAACCTAGAAGAAGTTGGCGAAGTAGCTGCATGAATTCTGTTCAAAAAGCCTTAGATCTTACAATGAAAGAAGGACAACCAAAACTTAACGTTCAAGTCCATCCTAACGGAAAAGGAGGTATACAAAAGGTATACAAATTTCCAAATGGATGGGGCGCGAGCGTAGTTATGTTTCCTGGATCATATGGATTTGAAAAAGGCTTATGGGAATTAGCAGTTCTTAATACCAATGACGAAATATCTTATGATACCCCAATCACATCAGATGTGATAGGTTATCTAGATGATA